TAAAAAACCTCTTGAAAAAACCCACTTTGACCATATATAATATATAAATACTTTTGGTTTTAATGATGACTAGTATTTAATTACCGTACGAATTAAAATCAAAACTTTGAGGGTTCCTTTCCATGTTTGAGTTAGGATACTTTCAAATCGGAAACTAACGAGTCGTGTCGAGTTTCCACTATAGTATGAACTCTTTGTGACTTGAAAAGAGCTCGGGAACTGGGTTGAAGTCGTAAGACGGATACAAGGGGACTTAAAAAGAGCTCGGTTACAAAGAGATTCATACGCCTAGTTGCTCATAAGAGGACTAGAATATTAATTACTTGCTTAATAAAGGAGAAATATATGACTATCTATGACGATGTCTTCGGGAAATCATTCCCATTCGCAATCGGGTTCGACAGAACTCTTCAACTATTAAACCGTGCAGAACACTTGCATGATAATTCTAATTATCCACCTTACAATATTGTAAAACACGATGCAGAAAATTTCAGTGTCGAAATTGCAGTAGCTGGATTTGATAAGAAAGAAGTCTCAGTAACAAAAGAGAAAGAACAACTTATCATTGAAGGTAAAAGTGAGGGTGAAGATACATCAGAATACGTCCATAAAGGACTTGCATCACGTTCATTCGTTAGAAAGTTTACACTTGCAGACGATATTGAAGTTAAAGGTGCAGACATGAAAAATGGTGTTTTAAGTGTTTCATTGGTGAGAGTAATCCCCGAAGAAGACAAACCACAAGAAATCAAAATTTCTTAAAAAACCCCTTACAGATACACCTGTTATGTTGTATAATGGGTGTATCTTTTTATATTATGGAGTAAATTATGTCAGTAAGTGATAACAACGCAATTATGGGACTGCCTATAGAAATAGGACAAGAAGTTCCTGATGTTGATTTCCCAGTTCGTGTAACAGACGAAGAGGGACAACAAAAATGGGGTAGTATCAATAGTACCCAAGAATTTGCAGGAAAAAGAGTAATTATCTTTGGACTGCCTGGTGCATTCACACCTACTTGTTCTACACAACAAGTGCCTGGTTTTGAAGGTCACTTCAAAAAATTTCAAGCATTACAAATCGATGGAATATACTGTATCTCAGTAAACGATTGTTTTGTTATGGATTCTTGGAGAAAGGAATTAGGTGTTGAAAATATAGTTTTCCTTCCCGATGGAAATGGAGAGTTCACACATAAGATTGGTGCAGAGGTCAAGAAAGCAAACCTAGGATTTGGTATGAGGTCTTGGAGATATGCAGCTGTTCTTAATGATGGGAAAATAGAAAAAATGTTTATCGAAGAAGGATTCTGCGATAATCATACTGAAGACCCATTCCTAGTATCTAATGCAGAAACAGTATTAGAATGGTTGGGTAACAGGTCATAATGTCTCTTAGACAAATTCTATCCGACAATGTAAATTCAAACGGGTTACCTATTCTTGAAGGTAACCTGTTTGACTCTATAACCAAAGAATATGGTAAGGAAGAATTTCGTCTTGCACTCGCAGATTTTATTGCAGAAAACAGACCACCATTCCCCTTCAAAGAAATATCTGAAGAAAGAATGAGAGAAATGTTTCTTGCATTGAGAGACTATGATACAACAAAATGTATCACACCCACTGAAAACCTAGAACAAGAAGTCATGGAAAAGTATGACGATTATACTTATGACTTTTATTCTTGGGGTATGGGTTTAATTGATTGTGCATCGAATCATTCTGATGCATCTAATTACTTCCACCAAGATTTAAGACTTGCGTGTGGAAGTTATGGTTTTCAACCACCAGTAAAAGTTTGGGAAGAAGGAACCTCTAAAGAAATTTGGAGATGTCTAGGGCCTATTTGGAGAGGAATCAATGGTGTACAAAAAGTACAGGTCGAAGGAAAGGAAGAACTCATGGGTGGAAAGTTGGATGAAAAGTCTTACATTTCTGCATTTAGATTGGGAACATACATTGCAACGCAGTTCAAACCACTGGTTGCAAAATCTATCTATGATAACACTAGGGCGAAAACAGTTCTTGATACTTCGTGTGGGTGGGGAGATAGGTTATGTGGGTTCTACGCAGGTAACTACACAACCCATTACATAGGAACAGACCCTAATCCTGAAACATTCGAAAGATACAAAAAACAATGTATTGCATATGAAAAAATTCTTACAGGTCAAGAACCAAACTTAATTGAACAAGAAGATTACTTTTCTTGTATTGGTTCAAAGAAAGTTGAGATATATCGATGTGGTGCTGAAGATTTGAATTATGATACACTTCCACCTATTGATTGTGCATTTACTTCTCCACCATACTTCTCAACAGAAAGATATAATGAAGGTGGAGAACATGAAGAAGACCAATCATGGTCTAAATTCAATGAGTATCACGCATGGAGAGATGAGTTTTATTTACCCGTTGCAAAAAAATCTTATAACGCACTTGCAAATAGTGGAGTGTTATACATAAACATTTTAGACCCAAAAGTAAATGGTGTCAGATATAGGTCAGGTGATGAAGTTATCGAACACGTTGGACAAGAATACTTTGACGGTCAAATAGGAATGAGAATAATGCAGAGACCACAAGGTAAATCTGTATTTAAAGATGAAGACGGTAACTTTGATAAAGATGCAATGGACGAATACATGAAAAAATACTACATTGAAAATATTTGGTGTTTCTCAAAAGGTGTTTGTCGTGACTTTTTTCAAGATGCAAGAGTGAGTACACTAGATGAGTTTTTTGGATGAGTTAAACCCTTTCGAAGCTATCCCTTGCATCGATATAGAAGATTTAAAAACAGTTGACCCCTCAACGTTGTTCAACGATATTTGTATACCACTTAAAGAACCAAAATCAAAAAAGTTCATTGACTTCTTTCAGTATCAAAGAAGAATGAGATATGGTCATGAAGGATTACTTCCTTCTGAATACGTTCATGAATATCATAAGATTAAAAATGAATGGCAAAGAAAGATTTTAACAGTAGGTGTTAAAGACGACTTGGTCGTAGTAGTATTGAAACACGTTCAAATGTTCCAACACATTTATAAAAGACTGGAAGGATTACCAATCAGTGCAAGTGGTTCACTAATAAATGAAGAACTAGTATTCGATGCATTGAAAGAAAATGTATGTAAAAAATTCTTAGGTAATGAAGAAGAATCATTATGGTTAGAAAAGAAAGGACTGGAATTACATACTCACTTTGAAACCTATAACTATTATTCTCATGTTGATACTAACATGGCAAAAATGAAAAATAGGTGGAGAACTAAAAAGGGTGTAAATAGATTATTAAAAAATCCTAAACTTACACATAGAAAACTTACTCAACCTGATGGTGCTGTAGAAAAAATAAACAATGCATTTCTCAGGTGGAAGAGAGATGTTGAAAAAACAAAATGGTTATCCAAAGGAATGGCAGATGCGATTACCAAATATGAATATTGGAATGACCCGTCTGTAGAATACTATTTGTTTGAATACGAAGATATACCTGTAGGACTTATTGTATATCTTTTAGTCAATGAAAAGATAGGGTATCAGTTAGTAAATAAATCTATTGACCATATGGTTTTTGAAGAAGAGGTTGATATACCTGATGAAGTTAGAAAAAGAATTGGTGCGTATATGCATTATATAACAATGAAAGATTTACAGAAAAGGGAAGTTGTAGATACATTCGCAGGTGGAGCTATGGGAACTAGGAAAGCGTCTCTAGGAATCCATAAGTCAATTATGAACGATAGTTCGTTTGGAGTTAAAATTTATGAGTGAAATATTACATAAAGAAGTAGTAGACGGTGTTGAGATTACAGTTAGAGAAACTCAACAATGTGTAATTTTAGAATTCAATGGAGAGTTAAATCAGACTTCCCTGAAGAAAAAATATCCTCATGATTTACAAAAGACATACACTAGAGAAATGGTTGAAGTGTTAAACTACAAAACGTTTCCTAATACACCTACAATAACGCAACGTGCATTAGTTTTGGGAACTGGTGGTGGAGTGATTCCTTCCTATTTGTATAGGAATACACAAATGAATATAACTGCAGTTGATATATTTGATTTAAAAAATATAGGTGAAACTTATTTCCATATGCCCAATGACGATAGAATTACTCACGTTGTTGGTGATGCATTTGAATTCGTAGAAACCTGCACCACGCAGTATGATTACATTTTTGTAGATATATTTGGGCCGAGTGGAACACCTGAACAATTCAAATCAACTCAATTTTATGATAACCTAAATAAGATTAACAAGGGTTACATTGTATTCAACGCATTTGTAACTCAAAGGAATTATGAACATTACTATAAAGGATTGAAACATTCATTCAGTAATGTATTTGAACAATATAAGAGATTAGGACGATATAGTAAAAACCATATCGCATTTTGTCATGACAGAGACTAGGAAAATGTTTATCGAGGGAGTCTACAGAGTTGTAGAAAATCCTAATGATAAGACTGCAGGAATAGAAATATTAGGTGGTCAATTCGATGGTCTAGTGTATCAATATGGTAAAGTGCAAATGGAAACAGGTCGTCCACATCTTAATTTTCAAAGGACAATTAGAAGAGTTCCTCATGAACAAGATGCGAGTGAGGAAGTAATTCAAGAACTCCTAAATAATGAGGAATTAAACACACTGATGGGTGATATACTTGTAGAACTCATCGAACACCAAGCGGAGAGAGAAAAGAATGAACAAACAAGTATTGATGGAACAGATAAAGAGACATGAAGGTGAAGTTTTAGAAATTTATGAAGATTCACTTGGATATTTAACACTAGGTGTTGGACACCTAATTAAAGAAGGTGACCCTGAACATGGACAACCTGCAGGAACACCAGTAAGTCAAGAAGTAGTAGATGCATACTACGATTCAGATTTCGATAAACACGTTGACGAAACACTTCATGTTTGTCAAAATCATAACATAGAATTTGATAGTCTTCCTGAAGACATTCAACACGTCCTAGTTAATATGTGTTTTAATCTAGGTGCAAATCGTTTAGGTAAATTTAGAAATATGTTAGGTGCAGTTGCAAGTGCAGACTGGAAAGAAATGGCCGAACAAATGGAAGATTCTAGATGGTTTGGACAAGTAGGACGAAGAAGTAAGGAACTTCAAGAATTAGTGTTGGGTTGTGTTTAAGACAAAAGAAATTAAGGCAGTCAAACTATTAGGTGGAGAGGTTATCATAGGAATGGTAACCGAATCCTTTTTTAGTAACTCTATTCTCATCGAGGAAGCACAACAGTGTATCCCACAAGTTGTAGAAGATAGAATGGAAGTTAATCTTGCACCGTGGTTACCGTTTGCAAGAGAATATAATTTTGTGGTTCCAAAGAAACAAATAGTAACCACGTTCAAGGTTAGACCAAATCTTGAAACGAACTACAAAATCGCAACAGGGAATAAATGATATGGCAGATTTAATGAGAGCATTAGAGAAAAAATTAGAAGGTGACATTGCAGTTTCCAAAGCTAATATTGCAGTCTATAATGAAAGACCTGCAGGTGTTGGTGAACACCCTGAGATAGTTCAAGCACTTGAAATGGAAATTTCTAAACTCGCAGATGCAGAAGACAAATTACAGACAGTAAAAAATTTACTACACCCCAAAAGTATGCACTTGACAGAATAGACTCCGTTTAGTATAATTATATTATGGATTTCTATACAAATGTATGTCGTACTCGTGACAAAA